CTTGTTGAGATTTTTCTATTGCAAATTTTTGCTCAGCCACCGACGCTTGACGATGCCCAGGTGCAGCGCCAATATTTGCAGCTTGAATACGCGTTTCATTTGCGGTTCTATCTTTAGCTGTAAGCGCGCCTTGAAATTTTTGATCAGCATAAAATTTAATTGATTCAGGGCTGCTGCCGTATTTGGTTAAATCCGCTTGCTTTTGTGCTTCCGTCATTAAGCCATAGCTAACAGCTTGACTTAGCGAACTTTCAAAATTTTCAGGCGTGGGTCGCTCACGAACAAAACCCGCAAGACCGCCCATCATGTCAATCTTTTTTTGATTTGCTTCAAGTTGTTGTGTTTTGCCTTTAAGCGCAGATTCATAAATTGCGCGCCCAGATTTGCCGTATTTTAATAAAGTTGTTGGGTCTTCAGGCAAGCCGCCCGTAAGCGCGTTGCGCAACCCGCCTTCATTTTCATACTCTTGTTGGGCTTGCCGCATAGCCATGACTTGCGCCATTTGGCCAAGCATATTAGGTTGCTCAATGGGGCGTACGCCTAAAGCAATATTTGGATCAATTGGCATTATGGAACTCCAATAACGGGTGCAAATTACACATCGTATTTTTTACCTAATATATCAAGCATTTTATTTTGGTAGTAAGCATTGGTCAAACCACTTACCCCTTGGTTAAAAGCGTTAGCTTGGCCAATATAACCAGATGCAACAGCGTTACCTGCGCCAATAAGATTGTTACTAGCGTTTGTGCCGTATGCGCCTAATACGCCTGTTGTGCCTTGACCGTAATTGCCGTATGCCGTATTAATAGCATTGCCGGCATTGCCATAAGCAGTTGATGCGCCTTGACCAAATTGCCCAATAGCTTGACTACCTGCGCTGCCATAGTTTGCGTTAGCTTGTCCTTGCATACCCGCAGCACTTTGACCCGCAGCAGCGCCCATTTGAAAAGGTTGAAGGGTGTTTCCCCGCACCGTCTGATAACGGTTAAACGCATTGTTGTACTCTTGCGAGGCCATGTCTTGCCCGTACGCTTGTGAGGCTTTAAGAGCATTGCCAGAGATTAACCCACCACGCGATGCGGCTTGGCGATCAAGCGCTTTTAACCCTTCCGACATACGAAAACCGTAGCCTGGGTCTTGGTTAGCTAAAAAATCAGCGTTTGTAAAATCAGCAGTTTTAAAACGCCCGTAATCTGCTGCGCCTGTGTTTCCACCAACACCCAACAACGTATTAAGTTGGTTAAGGTTGGCCGTACCTGATTCGCGGTAAGGTGCAAAGTCGGCTCTACTTTGATCGTATACGCGCTGTTGCAACGCCATTTGTTGATCAAGCGCATCCCGCTGGGCAATCAATTGCTTGTCAACGGTTGCGCCGGACGCTGCAATTTGTTTATCTAAAGCATCTCTTTGCGCGGCAAGTTGGTCTTGCGAAATTTGCAATTGAACAGCGTTTGCTTCACTAGATGCGTTTGCCTGTGCATTTGCCGCGCTTTTTGATGCGTTTGAACTAAGCAAGCCACCGGCAAGTGTGCTTACCGCCGCAATGCCCGCCGTTACAGGGTCGCGCATTTCGCGGTATGCTGCGCCGCCAAATGGATCGCCTGTTGGGTAATCAATTGACATTGCACGCGTTTGGGCGCGGCTCATATAAAATTTAGTGAACATATTTACTCCCGTTGCACTCTAGCAAAACTATTCCGTCTTGCTCGGCTAATTTAACAAATCCCAATCGTTCGCAAAAGCGCAGTCCTTTAATGTTTGAACTGGCAACTTTAGTTACTGCTGACCCATGCCGCGCAATTAAGTTAGCTAAAGTAAGTTTTATATGCCCGCGAATTGATGCTTTGGGCGCAATACCATAGCCAACGTGAATTTCATTACCTTTTACTAAAACGCCGCCTATAACTTCACCGTTATGGCTTAATGGAACAATATCCCAACCATACAACGATGCCGCAAACGTAGGCAAATCAAGCGTAGTTCTATGCTTAATTGAATTGTAAATTAACTCAAGCGCAATAGCTTGGGTATTCACCCCGCCACCCAAATCCAAGTCTGCGTATCCAACACCCAATTGCCCTCAGGCTTGGGGGCGTAGAACACATCGTTAACTTGATCGTAGGTGTAACCAACTCCCGCATAGTTGCCACGCAGCGCAGGTAAGCCATCAGGCTGACCGTCAGCGCCATAATGCACGTTGCCGTGGGTGTTGTAACTAGTTTGCAGCCATGTGCCTGGGCTTGTGTCTTTAAACGTCGCAAAGAAGTCTGCATCAGCCACAATGACTTCTACGACTAAACCGTTTACCACTTTTGCGTAATTGCTCATCATTATTCTCAAGCGTTGTAGGTTGAGGAAGAGGTAAAAGTATGGATCGTGTAGCCGCCTGACGTTGTGACCGTGCCGCCTGTGCCGCGTTGAGCGCCAAGGTAAGCCAAGATCACAATGCCTGAACCACCATTGCCACCCGCTGCGCTTACGCCATTATTGCCACCACCGCCACCGCCCCCGCCTGTGTTTGCCGTTGCGTTTGCACCGACTGTGGCTGTGCCACCTGCCGCACCGCCACCCGCACCACCCGCACCGGCAGTCGTACCGCCACCGCCACCGCCGCCACCCGCATAGGTGACCGCACTACCTGAGATTGAATTTGACGCCCCTGCGCCGCCCACACCGCCGTTGGCAACCGTTGCATTACCACCCGTAGCCGAGCCACCGCCGCCGCCACCTGCGCCGTTGGATAAACCTATACCGCCAGCAAACCCTTGTCCGGTTGTACCCGCACCTGTTGCGAAACCCAACACGCCGCCACCGCCAGACCCACCGTTGCCGCCCACCGCGCCAGAGTTAGCACCTGCGCCACCACCCAAGGCAGTAATTGACAGGCTTGAGATGGATGAGTTACTGCCAACCGTACCCGACGCGCCACCCGATCCAACGGTAATGGTGTACGCCGTGCCGGTTGCAAAGGAGGCGCTAGAAGATAACAAACCACCTGCACCGCCGCCACCACCTGGCTGCGCACCGTTAACCCCTGCCCCGCCTCCACCGCCACCTGCAATAACCAAGTAGTTAACGCTATAGCCTGACGTTTGGTTAAAGTTAAGCCATTGTGCGCTCACCGTGTCATACCACTCAGGGTTCTTAGTATCGGTGTTCATTCGCACCATGCCCGTTGTGGGCGAGGAGGGGCGCTGCGCGGTTGTGCCGACCACCAATTGTGAGGTGCTTGTGCGGGTAAGCAATTGAAAGCGTGTACCGTCGTAGGCTATTTGATACAAAGCCCCCGCAACAATATCGCCCGCCGATAATGCAACCGACCCTGCCTTGGTGATTGACTTAGCGCCGAGCGTGTCAATGTCAAGGGTCACCGCAGCCGTATTGGTGTTCTGAGCAATAAAGCTATATTGTGCGCCCGCAACATAAGCCGCCAAGGTAGGCGAGGCTAAACCTGTCAGGGTATTAGTGCCGGCAACTGTAATCAACGTATTGATGGAAGTGACGTCATCAATAGCGGGGATGTTGTCGTACGAACCAATCTGAACAAAGGTTGAAGACTTTAGGATGAATTTGTACAGCAAACCGCCCGTCAACCAAATCTCGGCAGGGGTGCGCCCCGCTGCGTCTAGCACGATTGGGTTGGTGTTGTTAGACGTACCCGCGCGAGAGGTAAAGGTTGTCGCAGCAGTTGTTGTACCCGCCAAGTAGCTGTAGATCAAGCCGCCTGACAATGGCGCACCATTGGCGTCAAAGAACTGAGCGCCCGCACCGGCAAAGGCTGAGATATTGATGGACATTAGACTATCCTTGTGTAGAAATCACGGTTAATCCTCTATGACTAACAAGCCACTAAAACTTGCTACCGTTGCACCTGCGCTTGTTACAACTTTAATGCTTATCATGTCTGCCGTTGCTAAAGGAATTAACCCAATAACTTCAATGTTTTGAGCAGTATTGCTTATTGTTGCAACAAGTGCTGTTGGAGTATTTCCAATCATCAAAGTAAAAGTATACGATTGCCCTGCGCTTGGCGCAGCACTTGACAGTATTCTTAAACGTGTTGCTACACAAGTTAACGGCATTGGCGTTTGAGCATCAAAAATTGTTGCGGAACTGCCGCCTGACGCACCCATGTATAAAGTTGAACCTGCTGCAATTCCGCCTTTTGAATTAAAAGGCAACCACATTCCAACAACGCGGTCTAAACTTAATTGTCTAGGTAAATTGTTTTTAAATTTTAATTCATATGAAGTTGCGTCAAATAAAACAGGCGCAGTTGTGTAATCAGAAAAGAAATTGCTGTCAATTAACAAAGAATTACAAGCGGCATCTAAAGTTAAATTATAGTTAGTTAGCGAAACACTAAAAGAATAAAAAAGATTGCCAACAAATGAGGACTCGCTAAAGTTAACGACTTCCATACTGTTATAAGTGCCGCTAGACGCTTGTGAATTGGTATGGATGTGATTACCAATAAACGAACAAAGCGTAGAGTTTTTAATTTGAATACCTTGGCGTTGGTTTGTTTCCCAACGGTTTTCAGCATAACGAACATAATTGTTTTGCTCGTAATAGCCACCAACTAAATTATTCCAATGATAATTATTTGAATAATCACCTGCGGAACATGAAAATAAATACGCGCCATAAGGGGCATAATTAGCTGACCCATCGTTGCCAAATTGATTGCCAATCCATTTTGTATCGTTGCAATAATTGGCTTTTAATTGGGGTTTTGAATTTGTAACGCCATTAGTTAAAAACAAATTGTTTTCGATAATTAAACTACTAAATTGTGTAGCAACCAACCCATTAATGTAAAGACCCGAATCAGGAAAATAAGCAAATTGGTTATTTCTAATTGTTATTACACCAGACGTTGTGCCGTCAATAACAATACCATTGCCGCTAGACATTCCCGTGCCATCAAATGCAATTCCGCTAATTGTTCCACGGCTACAATTAGTTAGCGTCAGCATATCACCTGCGCTAGTTTTTCTAAGTTTAGTAATGTTAATGCCTTCGCCAATAATTTCAACACCAGCAAATGATGAAACCGTAATGCTTGTATTAAGCAAATAAGTTCCCGCAGGAATAATTAAAGCCAAAAAAGCAGTTTTGCAATAATTAAGTGCCGCTTGAAATGATGCGCTATCGTTAGTAACCCCATCACCCACAGCACCAAAGTCTTTGACTGAAACACTTTCACGCAGCTTATTCTGCACCGAACGAAGCACAGCACCTGTGCCGCCTTCGTCGTAAGAAACATCTGCCGAACTTTGAGCGTAGCCCGTACCTGCGCCTAGTTGCTCATAGACGTAGTTAAAGAAACGAAACCATTCCCTTGATATTAATCCTGTATCAGCATTAATCAATGGCACGCGAGGTGCGGGGATTTGCGTCATATTCACGATGCTTCAGCTTCCACATCAAGTTCAGCCGCCATGATGGCAATCTTGACAGGATCAGTACCTGAAATCTCATAGACCCGATCACGCAGTTTTTCAGTCATACCTAACCTGCGCCAAATGACGCGAGTGCCATACTCACCCACTTGCCCCATTGGCCTCCAATGTTCGTTTGACCAAGTGTGACCACCGTCATCTGACCAACGCAGCATGACTTCAGGATTGGTATCGCTACCCACGCCCGTTTCACAATCTAGTTGCAGCGAATGGTGTGCGGTACGTTTAAGCGTATTAGTGCCTGTGGGGAGCGCACGCCATGAGCGCAACCACTTCTGTGGGCGTGCGCCGTCCGAGTACGCGTTTAGATCAAAGGCGTACAGATTGCCGTCTTGAAAATCGCCCACAATCACGGTGCTATTGAAAAACATCTGGCAATTGCTGCGGTGTCGGCTAAAGTCGCCGTTGTTAAAACTAGCACGCTCATGCCACGCTTGAGCCGCAATGTCGTAGACCCAAGTCGCTTTGGCAGTTGGGAATATCAAAACATAGAACGCATGACCGTCTTGTTGGTAGGTGTAGGCAATGGCGTCAGAGATATTGCCGTACTGTTGAATCTGCCATTCAATGGCGTGGGTGCTGATTCGCACACCTGTGTAGCCCTGTGAGCGATAAACAACGCCTTGCCCACGATTGTCTGCGCCTAACCAAAACAGCCCATTATCCAATTTGGCAACGGAAAAGGTTGCTGCGCAACCAATCTCATTAAACGCGCCTTGGATACGCGCTAGGGGAAAACCCGCACCGCCCGCGGCGTTGTACCAAACTTCGACTGAAGTTGTGCCAAATAGCCAAACCTCAGAGTGATCGGTAATCGATGACACCAAACCATCAGGACTGCCCTCTGCGCTTGCAAAGTCAAGAGGGTCAATTGAGAATGGGTCGAGCAAAGAAGTCACCCATACGCGTTGGCTATTGGGTTCTATGAACACAAAATAACCGTCAAGGTATGACACCGTCAAAGCGCCAGGGAAGTCAGGGTCGGTAATCTGCGCAAACGCATTGGTTGTGGCGTTGTAGACAAAACTTGGCCCATTACACGCCACAAATAGCTGAGTGCCGTTATCTGACATCGATACCGGCCCATCATTGGCGACCACGCCAAGCGTTGTGATGTTGTACTGATTGTCAATGCGGTAAAGCGTATTGCCCGACACAACGTAGCCGTAACCACCGTATTGCCACAAGCCACGGACAGGGCCTGTACCCACGGTGGTGAGTAGACGCAGCCCTGGCGCTCTGTTCAAAAACGCAGGTTCTTTGCCGCCCTCGGCAATGATCTCGGGGAACAAGTTGACCATTCTGTTGTTTGCAGCGTTGATGCTGCGCGTCACATAGGCGCTGCCGAGAATGGGCGACTTCATTAATAATTTCCAGCGAAAATATTGTACCGCTGCCGAGTACCCACAATTGAATAAGGCAACGACATAATATCGTCAGGATTATTGATGCGTTTCAGGTTACGTTTAGAGTACATGGCAATGCGCTTAACTTGAGGACTAGGCTCAACGCCAAACTCAGGGGCTAACTCGCACGCCAAGTTGTAGCGAAACGCACGCAGATAGCCTTGAGGAAACGCTAAGGGCGTGGATAGCAACGCTGGTTGATCTAAGGGGTCAGCGCTAATAAAATGCCACTCTAGCATTTTGGTTGGCACAGGGTAGACGTGCATATCAATGTTGGGGTAATTCGTATTAATCCACATGACTTGTGGATAAGTAGACGTCACGGTTTTGACCGCAATACCGTCGTACTGTTGCTGATTGATGAGCTTAATGCCGTACGAAATGCCCGAGGCGGGGTCGATGAAGTAAGTTGCGTCATCCATCAAGATAGGGCGCTGCCCCACAAAGTCACCTGATGGGCCAAGCGTCTGGCTAATGCGCCCAGGTTGCCACAAGAACACCTGCTCAAGGGTCGTAAAGATAGACAAGCGTTCAGATGACCATGAGTCGATCATTTGATTGAGCGCCGTTAACGCATCGTTAGCGGTTGCCGCCGAGGGTTCTTCCGCTTCAGCCAGTTGACCGATTAGGCGCAAAGCCCCGTTTATCTGATCTCCGGCTGTGGTGGTCATACTTACTCCGTTTTACGACGACGTTTTAATTCATTCACAGGTTCTGCCTCGACTACGGGCGCATCTAAATTGTACACTTCCCACCCGTTTTTAACGTCATATTTAACCTCTAAATCAGAGGTTGCGACTTTATTGCCGTGCTTTGGGTGCTTAAGATAAATATTCATAAATACCTCAAAAGCGAGGGGGCGAGGATCACCCACCCCCTCTATGCGTTAACCTGCGATACGGTTAAACACAAACGTGCCGTCACCCGACTTGCGAACACGCCAGTTGCACGATGTTGCCGCAGAAACAGCAGCAGTACCAACCAAAGTGCAGCCTGTGTTAGCAGTTACGGTAGCAGCGTTAGTTGCGCCAATGTTGATGATGTAAAAGTCAAACGAACTGTTGACTTTCATGCTTGGGAAAGCAGCGTCAATATCAACGCCTAGTGGTACGGTTAAGTTAACGGCTGCACCGGTATAGGTGATGATGCCGTTTGCCAATTCAGCAGGAGTCAGAGTAGCTGCTGCTGTTTTAGCAATAGGTGCTGATTGAACGCCAAGAACAACCTCGGTAAGGTTACCGTCGCCAAGTTGATAGCCGCCTGCGCCATTTGGAAGTGCCATGATGAAATTCCTTTA